CTAAAATAAATATAAGTACATACATAAGTAGTGGTCGCCAGCTAGATGCAAACCAACCTGCTTTAGCTTCTGCTTCTATAATCTTTGCAGCTGCTTGTAATTCTTGCGTGTTTGATTGTAGTAATTGCGTTTGTAAATCTGATTTTAATTTAGCTTGTAAGTCTTTATCAGTTACTGATTTTTCTATTGTAGAAAACAAGATCTTAGCAAGAGGTGCTACTGCGTTTAACATTGGTAACATTTAAGCCTGACACTTTCTCATTAAATTAGACAACTCTTCGCATCTGCTTGGTGTTTGTCTATACCATGCTGAGTTTAACATTTCCTCAGCAGCTCGTGTATAATCAAATTCATTTAAAGCTGCAAACATATTCTTGAACTTAGAAACACCAGTCTTTCCTAATTGGAATACCATCTCAATTATAATTCCTTTAGCAGCCATAGCTATATCTAATGTGCCAACTAATTCTTCCATGCCTTGCTTAGCTTTATCAAAGTCTTTATCAAAAATTGCTTCAAGTATATCTTTGTCATAGATAACACCTTCAACAAAGTCATCGTCTTCTGTAAGTAAATGACCATAGCCAATGGTAGCTTTACCTAATGAGTCAAGGTAAACCTTAGCTACAAAACCTTCGTGCTTTTTAATTCTGCTTTTAACGTCTTCGTAATTCATTTGATTAATATCTTACCATCTTCATATACATAAACAATCCTAACATTTAAACCTTTTTGTATTTTAGATGGTGATCTATTTATACGATCATTCTTTTTGTGTGCGTATTTAGTAGCTGACTTTCTGTATGATACAGTCTTAACGTCATAGTTGTTATACTCTTTTGTCTTAGTGTTATAAGTTATAATATCTATTGGACCAACACCACCTAGTGCTGTGAATACAATTAAGTTTGGATCTTTAGCAAAGTGTGCTTGAGCTAATGCTTCAGATACTAATCCTTTGTCTGCCTTTAACAATGTAAAACCCTGTGTTGTTTATTTAACGAACTTTAGAATAGAAACAATAGAACCAACCAAAGCACCAACAATAATTAGGAAAGCAATAACTCCCTTTCCCTTATTCATATCAGCACGAAGATCTTTAACATCAACTCTTAGTTCATCAATTGTTTTAATAAGAGTTTGCATTCGTTCAGCACAAATCTTTTCATGTGCAGATAAACGAACAGATGTAGCAGATGTAGTCTTTTGCTTTCTCTTCATACACCACCTATAGTGGCTGTGCATAACTAAGTCAATTGTGAATTGTATGGGGATAATTAAATAAAGGTGGTATTTCTACCACCCTTATCCTATAGACTAATCTTCTTCGTCTTCGTCAGTATCTATATCAAGATCTTCGTTCTCATCTTCATCATCCCAATTATCTTCTGGGTTGATCTTGAGTTCTAGATCGTCAAGGAGATCCTTTATTTGATAAATGATTTCCTCAGCAGTTTTATGTTTCTTTGCCATATAACTCCTATGTTGGTTTGGCAGTGCGGAAATAGAATTAATTGAATAATAAGTAAATAAAATTATTTTTTATAACTAATTGAATTATAGATATTATTTATTTTTTTTTATTTGATTGCTGTTTTAATTCTTCAACTTCTCTTGTTAGATTTGCAATGGTTGTTTCTTGTTTAGATACCCAATATGTTATTCCAATTACTTGAGTTAATATAAAGCTAAAGTAAATGATTAGCATCTTTGGAGAGAAATAACTTTTAAATTCTTTTAATGCTTTTCTTACTTCAGCTATTTCATCGCCATGATCTAATACAATCTTCTGTATATTCTCAACCAATCTATATGTAACTCTACCTATATCCATAGGTTACATATATAGAAATGATTTGTCTAAATAAAGTTATTTATTTTTATTATAGAATTCTTCAACTGCTTTAGCATAGTCTTTCCAAAACTTCTTAGCATCTTCAAAAGCATCTGCATAAAACTTAGTCCAGTATTCTTTGATAGATTTATAATCTAACATAATATTCTCCATTGGTTAATGAAGTCTATATAGGTTAAATTATTATATTTTCAAGATTGCTTTGATAGATTCAATAGCTTTACTGATTTCATCTTTATAAGCATAACCAATAAAACCTCCAGCTAGTAAACCAATAATAAGTGTAATCATATTATTTCCTGTTTAGTTGAGCAATAAAACTACCATAATACTCGGTACTTCCCAAGTGATTTATAGGCGTAGAAAGATCTGTCCAGATTTCAAAACCACACTCTTCAGCTAATCTACAGAAGTAATAATCTTCTGATAAGAATCTATTAACACCATCTTTTTCTTTATAGATTCCAACAGGAAAGAAATCATAAGCATTGTCTGATCCTTCTATTCCTGTTCTTAGATCTGGTTTATATTTGAGCTGAGGATTCTTATCCATAATTGCAGTAAAGACTTCACGTTTAATCATCATAAAACCTGTGGCACTTTCTTTTACTCTTGCAAAGCCATCTCTAAATTCTGTGTTAGGATATAGATTAACATTAAACTGCAATAGATAATCACGCATTAATTTCTCATCTATGTTTGTATTCTTCTTGATACGATCTAGTAATTGCTGCCAATAGAAACCTTTGACAGGATAGGTACATGTTACAATTTCTCTATTAAAGTCTATTACTCTTTTTAAATTTTCTACAGTAAATCCTATATCAGCATCAATGAATAATAAATGCGTACCATTAAATTCTTTATTTTCTAAAAACTTAGTTACAAACTTATTTCTAGCACGATTGATTAATGATTCATTAGGAAGCGTTTCAACTCTTACATTATGTCCAGATTCGTTTAACCATCTTAATGAATTTAAGACAGAATGAAACATTAGATTAGTTATATTTCCGCCATAACAAGGAATAGCTATTATAATATTCATTTTTTATTATTAAAATATTCAATACATTCAGCAATAGTTTGCTGCCTAATATACTCATCTCTAATTTCTTGTGACGTAGGTTGTGGTAAAGATGAATCCCATCTGTCTATAATAAATGTTCCTCCAGCAGAGGTAAGATCATGACTTACATTTGGTGCTAAAGATTTCATTACTGTATTAATTCCCCAAGCAAAACCATTTTCTGTTGTATATGCTTTAATTGTTTCTTCTATTGATAATTTTTTAATCATTTTAAATTATTTTAATAATAAATTAAATGCAACACTTATTCTTTCTTCTTCTGATCTATTTGGTTCAACATAATGTAATGTTTCAGATGAAAATAATATTAAGTCATATTGCTGTACTTCAAAAAAATATCTTGAATAAAAATTTGTACTGTCAAAATATTTTTCATTTTTACAATACATTTTTGATAAATCACCATTTTGAAAAACAATTCTTCCTGAATTTTTTGGAACTTTAATATAATAAACACCTGATATATTAGAGTCATTATGATTATGAAGTAAATTATAATCGTTTTGATTATTAGAATTTACCCAAAAATTTGCTAATTCAATATTATATTGTTTATTAAATTGTTTAGTATATTCAAGAGCTGGTTTTATAAATATATCTTCTAAAATATTATTAGAATCTATACTATTAAAAGATGTTGATTGAAAACCACCAACATTACTTATAACATTTTTGCAATTATTTTTCTTTTGTAATTCTAATAAATTAATAAAATAATTTATATACTCATTATTTTTAATTGATGTTTTGTATATAGATGTTTTAAAAATATCTATAATCATTATTTAATTTATTATTACAACAATTCCCAAGATAGAGTTTGTTCGTTCCACATATATCTATTACCATCTTTTGGCATATCAACTGGTGGTTTCCATTGACAAGTATTTTCGTTTAATAACCAAGAGTTAAAAGGTTTAGGTGGAATGAAAGCATCTCTATCTTCATCATAAGTATATCCAATACCTGCATGATTTTTTCTAAAAGGAATACCACCTTCTGTATGCACTCCAGATTTAGTGTTATAAGATGTTTGTTTCCAAATAGGATAACCAGTTAATTTTGTTAAAAAATCTATACCAATAGATTCTTGTTCAACTCCATTAGAATCTTTTAATTCATTATTATGAACTGAAATAACTTCTATTACTTTTGAATTTAATCCTATTTTTGCAAATGATGCCATAATTTATTTCCTATATTGTATAAGTTCCTGAACCAGTAAATTTAACTACAGTATAAGAACCATCTGTTGTTACTGTAGGAGAACCAGTTGATACTCCTGAATATTTAGTTGTAAGCATACGAAGTATTACAACTCCTTTGCCACCTGATGTTGCTGCTTGATCTACTCCTCCTCCTGCACCTCCTCCAAGATTTGTAGTTCCATTAGTTGCTGTTGTAGTTTGACTACCATTTCCTCCACCACCAGTTCCTCCAGTTGCATTTGTAGCACCTAATCCAGAATTAACACTAGAAGCACCACCACCTGCATAAGTTACTGAAGAACCTGTTATAGAAGAAGCTGTTCCATTTCCACCATTTCCTCCAGGATTTGTACCATTTTGACCAGCTTGTCCAGCACCTCCTCCTCCTCCACAAAAATAAGGAGATGTATCAGTTGCCGAACCACCATTATTACCTTGTGATGGTGATGTACTTGGAGTATTACCAGCTCCTCCAGATCCTTGATAACTAGAACCACCACCTGATCCACCTGCATAACCAGTTTGACCAGATAAATACTGAGCTCCTTTACCACCACCTGCAGAACTTATTGTTGTTAATCCTGATCCAGATATAGAAGAAGCAGAACCATTTGCACCAGAACCACCATCTCCAACTGTTACTGTAATTACTGTTGAACTATTTAATCCAGTTTGTGTTGATGTTCTATATCCACCAGCCCCACCACCACCATTATAAGAACCAGTTCCAGCAATGTTACTACCACCACCACCACCAACAACTAAAAAATCTATATCTGCAGTATATGCGTCTGGTGATTCGTTTGTTACATCATCATCAACTGTTGGAATCCAACCTTTTGTTGCACCAGAATAAACTAATGTAACTGATTGACCATTTGTGTTGTAAATAGGATTTGGAGTTGTATTTCCTTGAAAATTTAAAGAATTTTGATTTATTGTAACTGCATTAATTCCCCATTTTCTAGCATAATCAACTAATATAATTGTATCTCCAGCAGTAGCAGAAGCAGGTAATGTTACAGTACAAGCATTTGATGTTGTATCAATAAAATATCCTCTACCAGCTACAGCAGTTAATGTTGAAGCAGTTACAACTGATTGCCAAGCTACACCAGCAGTAGCAAAACTTAAAACTCCTGAACCATTAGTAACTAATGCTTGACCAGCTGAACCATCAGCAGTTGGATAAGATAAACCATCTAATTTAACAACACCTGATCCATTAGGAGTTATTTCTATATTGCCATTAACACCATCAAATATTTTAACAGTTCCAGAATTAGATCCAGAGTTTGTACTAATAGTTATATCACCAGTACCATCTGTTGTAAGAACAGCATCAGTATTGGCATCACCTATTTTAACTGTATCTGCAGATAATACTACATCTCCAGTTCCATTAGGTTGTAATGTAATATTGCCATTAGAAGTTGATGTAATTGAAAAAGTATTAACATCTAAAGCACCACCTAATTGTGGAGTTGTATCTTGTACTAAATCTGTAATACCACCTGAAGTAATTGATACCCAAGCAGAACCTGTGTAATATTTTAAAACAGTACCTATTGAATTGTAATATAAATCTCCTGCTGTTAAAGCATCACCATCATTATCTAAAGTTGGATCTGCAGTTTTAGAACCTAAATAAACATCATCAAAATTATCAGCTGCTGCTAAAGCCGCATCTCTCGCACTGTTTGCCGCATTAGCTGCATTACTAGCAGTGTTAGCAAAGTTGCTAGCATTGTTAGCAAAATTAGATGAATTACTAGAATATCCTAAAGCTAAAGTTGCATTAGCTGATGCAAAACCTGCTTGTGTTGTAGCAGTTGCTGCATTTGATGAAGCAAAGCCAGCTTGTGTAGTTGCAGTAGATGCACTAGCTGAAGCAGAGTTTGCACTATTAGATGAGTTGTTAGCAAAGTTAGAACTATTACTAGCATGATTAGAACTATTGTTAGCAAAGTTAGAACTATTTGCAGAATGATTTGCAGATGAGTTAGCAGAGTTACTAGAATTGTTTGCAAAGTTACTAGAGTTAGATGCAGAATTTGCAGAAGCATTAGCATTAGCACTTACACCAGCTAAATATGTTGAAGCTGTGTTAGCACTGTTAGATGCGTTGTTTGCAAAATTAGAACTGTTAGATGCGTGGTTAGCAGAATTACTTGCATGGTTTGCAGATGTGTTTGCAGAATTAGATGAATTAGAAGCAGAGTTAGCTGCGGCATTAGCAGATGTACTAGCTGCAGCTGCATCAACAATTAAATCCCATTTAGCAGAATCAGCATTAGAGCTGATTGGAGTTGTACCAGTAGATGTGTGAGTTGTATTACAAAGATATACGTTATTGTTAGAACTATCTTTTACAATATCTCTAGCATTAAAAGTAACACCAGCACTCCATGAACCTCTGTTAGTTCCAAGTTCTTGTGTAACTGATAATTCACCATTAGTATCAAATGCTAGAATCTTATTAGCACGATCTGATGCACCTACTGTAAACTCTGTAGATGTCATTGTATTTGTTTTAGATAATTTTAAAGATCTTGTTACTTCTTCTTGCAACTGTTGAATTGCCATTGTTGCTCTGTCTAAACCTTCTTCATGCGATTCAGCAGGGAATGGATCGTTAGCGATATAATCTATTGCTTGTGTTTGAGGAATGTTACGTCTTAATACAACTGTCTGAGTTGATGTTGGAATATTACCTGATGTAAATATAACTGATCCACCACCTGAGTTACCAGCACCTGTTACTGTATAGTGAGTTGTAATTGTTTTAGTTGTTTCAGTTCCATTAGCTGAACGAATAATTACTTGAATATCTGAGTCTTGGAATATCTTGAATGTATAACTAAACGTTGTAGTTGAGCCATCACCACTATAACTGTTTCTAACTGTAGTTGAAGATATTGTCATATTTTATATTCCTATAT